GTTCCGTAATCTGCAAAGTAAATAGTTTTTATACCACCTACTGCCGATTTACAAGGTACTTTACGTCCAGTTGTTAATGAACAAGCCATATATTTATATTGTTTTAAATAAAAAAGGGATAGGCAAGAACCCACCCCTCTTTAATGATTATTAATTAATTATTATGAATAAAGAACGATATCAGAACCGAATACGTGTTGTACTCCTGCGGTAAATCTCATTATTACTCTAACGTTTTGAGAACCATCGATGTCGCTCATATCAATTACTTTAACCTCGTTTTGGTCGTTTAAGATACCAGTTCCGAAATATAAGTTTGATTTTTGTGCAGCTACCATAGTATCGTCTGCTAATCCTTTAGCTACAAAGATGTTGATACCATCAAAAGATAATTCCCCACCATTGAACCATTGAGTTCCTTTGTTATCAGAACCAGCGTTTGAAGTTGCAGCTACTGAAAAACCTCCTAATGCTCTAATGTAAGCACGTGCTACATTTGAAGAAATATAAAGAGTTAAATCTTCTTGTCCGTAAACAGCAGTTGGGATAGCATCTACTACTTTTCCTAATTCAGCAATTACGTTTGCAGAAGTTACAGTAGTTCCTGTTACATCTACAACAGTTGCATCAGCAGTTAATTTTGCAGTAAATCCGTCAAACTCTCCACTGTTTGCAGTTGCCCCACTCCAAATGTTTTTCTCTGTCTTGTCAGCTACTTTAGAAGCAACGTGAGCAATTACGAATTCAGCAAAAGATGGTGCTAAAGAATCGTGAGCAGAATAACCCATTTGTTCAGCTTCCCAAGAGTTATGTAAATCTTTCTTACATAATTGTAGGTTTACTTGAAACTCGTCTGGAGTTAAAACTGCTTCTGTTAAAGTTAAAGTTCCTTGATTTGTTACAAAGTCGCAAGAAGCATCTTTTACGATGTCATCAGTTGCACCCTTTTGGATAACAGATTTAAACTTTACGTTAGGTAGAATTGAAATAGCACCACTATCTAAAGTTGATGCAGATAATAATGCAGCAGCGATATACTTACCACTAAATTCTCCTGCATAAGTTGATGTTAAAGATACACTCATTTTTATTTAATTTATTTGTTATTAAAGTTTATTTATTTTACTCATTACTCTGTCCAATGTAGACATCTTTCTTTTAGATGCTATATTGAATTTTACTTGTGTTTTAGAAACTTCTGCGTTTGTGTTGATTGGTTCAGCAGCAGGTTCAGATAATTCTTGTGCAACCTCTGTTGGAATTTCATTAACAACCTCTTGAGCAACTTCTGAAAGTTCTACTTCCTCTTTTACTTCTTCTTTTAACTCCTCTTTAGGTTCTTCACTCATTTCTTCTTTAGGTTCTAACATTGCTTTGATTTCTTCAATCATAGATTTAACCTCTGCAAGTTCCTCTTTAGTAGCGTAACCCATTTCTTCTTTTTCTTCTTCTTCTGCTTCCACTTCTATTTCAGCTTCCACTTCTTCTTCTTTAGCTTCTTCGTTTTCAGATTTCATTTCTTTGATGATGCCTTCTTCTTCGATTACTAAAGTTTGACCATCTTCTAAAACGTATTCTCCGATTGGTAAAGCAACTCTTTCATCTTCTGTTACGATAAAGATTTCATTACCACCCTCAAATTTATCTGCTTCTAAAACAGTTCCGTTTTCTAATTTCATTTGCTCAAGTTTTACTTCTACTCCTAAAAGAGTTTTTACTTGATTTAACATTTCACTTGGTTTCATATAAATATATAGTATTAAAAAAATTAATTTGTATTTTCGTTTATACTGTCGTAGAGGTTTTACCTATTCCTTGTGCTTGTAAGCTGCCATCACAACACTTTTTAGAATATGTATTGTCCTTACATAAACATCCTCTTTTACTTGCTCTTGGACTTGTACTACTTGGAATTGTATTGTTATTTTTTCTCATCTTGTTTTATTTTAGATTCTGCCCAAGTTTTTGCCGATTTACCACCCCATAATAAATAAGATATAGTTCCACACGCTTCCGTATCACTACCATCATAAAATTCTTCCGCTCTACTTAAATAAGAAAACATACGTTTAATAGTTTGCATACTTATTGGCTTTCTGTCTGCTAATTGTTGCGCCCTTACTTTACCAACTTGTGTTGCACATTTATTATTTACTTTCTTGTTTAGTTCAATACCTCTTTTAGCATTGTTACTTACAGATTGAGGATAGTCAGAAAAACTTTCCATTTCTGTTCTCTTACCTTTTTTAAGTCGTTTATCATTCTTGATAACTGCCTTTATTTGAGATAACATAAACTCTGCTTCTGCTTCTTCAATTTGAGATAATTCCTCTTGTATAATTTCTTTGTATTTACTTGGTTTATTATGTACCCAACCTTTTTTAGTATATTTATCGTGTTCTTCTTTAGTATTTATTGTAATGCTTTTCCCATTTTTAGGATTATACATAATATGAGGATATTCTTTTAACCCTTCTTTAGGTCTTTCCATTCTGTCAGCAAAGTAACCCTCAATAGAAAATCCTTTTACTTTTCCAGTTTTAACAAAGTCATTCCAAACCTCATCATTATTTACCTTAACAGAACCCATCCAAGTTCCTACTGGTACATTCATACCGAACTTTCTTGATTTGTCGTGTACTTCATCTTCAACTATCCAACTTTCTACAAGAGTAAGTCCATTAATTTCGTGGTCGTGTTCTAAAGTAGCTTTGCTCTGATTACCATTCTGTAAATACATTTGAGATGCTTTAACAACAGTATCTTTTGAAAAATATATATAATATTCCTCATCTCCACTTCTTCTATATATAGGTTTGTTAGGTATCAATAAAGCACCTACAAGTAGTTTCTTTTCTTTATCTGCTTCGGCTAATTCTATAATGTTACTATTTAAGGCAATAAAATCTTCTTCAATAGCAGGATTTTCTACAACGCTAATTGCTTCAATTCCTATTTCATTATTTTCCTCATCTAATATTAACTCAATTATATTCATATTTGTATATAGTTATATTTTTTTTATTTTGTTTTTTATCCAATAGATGCTCCGTCTATAATGTTTCTATCCATTTCTTGTGCAGTACTAACATCGTTAGAAACTACATAAGCTTTTACTGGTTCTTTTGATTGTCCACCGATTGCTTCTGCTAATTGATTTGTATCACTTGCACCCACTACGTTAAACGCAGGGGGTTGTGATGGTACTGATGGTGTTGTGGGTGTACTTGCTGAAACTCCACCACCTCCAGTTGCAAATGATGGGGTTGCAGGGTCTTTAGATGCAGTTATTTGTTTAACATTTGCAATACCAGATGCTATAACTCCTGCTGCTCCAATAAATCCAAAAATACCACCTTGTGCGAGTGCTTTATTTGCTCCCGCATAAGTATCTCTTATTGCTTGTGTAATTGCTAATGCTTTTCCAAACTTACTATTACTACCTAATAATCCTGCGATAGCACCTAAAGTATTAAATACAGTTTTTTCTTTTTCTTTTGCAATCTGTTTATCTATAAGAATTTGTTTTTGTCCACTTGCTTGTTGAAACGCATTTAGTTCATTTTGTGCTTCTTGAAATGCAATAGTACCCTTTTTATATAAATCTCTTTTGTCCGTTAATCTCTTTTTTTCTGATTCTGTTTCTTGTTCGTTTAATAACTTTTGTCTTTCTAATCTTGCAAGGTCATTTTCTATTTGTTCTGCTTCAAATTGATTCTTATTAGCATTTAATTCTGCATCTGCATTTTTTTGTGAATCTGTTATTTCTAAAATCTCTTTTTGTAAAGCAGCTTGATTAACTAATTGTTCAGATTTAAACCCTGCTACCTTTGCATCAATAGCTATAAGTTCTGTATTTAAATCAAAAAGTTCTTTTGTTAATTCATTACTTTCCCCCTCTAATCTTACCTGTTCATTTAAAGCACTAATACGAGCATCAATAGCTTTCTTTTCCTCACTCGCTTGTTTATTTAAAACATTAAGCAACTCATCGTTTGCCTTTATTCTTTCTTCAACAGTTCTTCTGTCATCATCTCTTATTTGTCTTTGTGTTTCTGCTTCTAAATCATACTGCTCAATTAATCTTTGACTTTGTGATTCTAATAAACCATAATTCTTTTTATTTTGAACAACTCTTTTTGCTTGACTTAAAGCAGACTTTACATCTATTTTATCAATAGTATCAGAAACACCAACTGCTACACCCTCTGCCAAAGAACCAACTTCTCCTACTGCTTCAACAAAATTATCTGCTATATCTGAACCTGCTTTTTTAATTCTATTACCAGTTTCATCTAACTTGTTTCCAACTTCTTCAATCTCTAAATTTAATCTCTTTATTGTATCTGGGTCGCCATCTCCTAAAAATGATTCTTCCCAAGCTAATTGTGCTTTCTTAACACCGAGCATCATACCTTGAATAGCACCTACAACAAGATTTATAGAAATAGATAATCCACCACCTAAAACTTTTTGTAACGCATCAAAGCCACCAGTAGCATCTGAAACACTTTTGAATACATCTATTAATACATCGGTAATCTGTTTAAAAACAATTCCTATTGCAGTAAATACAGTTTCAACGGTATCAGCGACTTGTTGATTTCTCATTAATGCTTCTGAAACCTTATCTACTACTTTCATTATAATAGCAAATCCAGCAGCTTTCATAGCAAGACCTATCCCCTTAAAACCTTTAGCTAAAACTTTTGTACCTTTAGTTAAACTTTTTAAAGATTTTTTATTTGATTCATTTGCTTTTACAAATGATTTATTTAAATTATCTACTGAATTAACAACATCTTGTATGTTTGCCTCTGCTTTACCAGTTTTAGCTTCTAATTCAATTGTTACTTTTTCTGCCATTTTATTTCTTGTTTAAGTGCTTTATACCCATCCTTTAAACTAATAGGTAATTTATTCTTACCTTGTGCAATACGTATATTTTCGGTTTCTCCGTTTGCGTGTTTTAATAATTCTAAAATATTTTCTATCATAAATCGTTCAGTAACTCTATGTCAGATTTACCATTTTTTAAATTAGTTTTTATTGAGTTTATTTTGTAGCTATTCCCACCCATTACAAACCTATCTGCCAACGTATAATTAAGTAATATTCTTAAGGGTAAATAAGCAGTAACTTTCGTAATTCTATTTGATTCATTAAAGACACTTTCTATATAATTACTATAATATGCTTGAAATAATGTATTTGTAAATCCAGTATCTGGAGGTGTATTAAAAAAAGCATACTCGTTTTGTTCTGCAAAGAAATTCATATTATATGAACTTGTTGAAGATGATAATGCTACACTATTTGTTGGAATAATATAATCATCTAATTCTTCTTGATTTGTTTCAGAATTTAAAAAAGCAATAGAATCTTGATTTAATTGTCTTATAGCATAAAACAACAAAGGTTTTCCCACGTAAGATTCTTGATTGTCATCAACAAACCAACCAACTTGTACAGATGTATGATTGCCAGTATTTTCATCAATTAACCTTTCATATTTCATCTGCGAAAAAGGAGTTTTAATATCATAAATACCACCATCTAATTTCTTTGAACCAGTGTATTCTGATTTACCCCACGTTTTACCAAATTTCTGTTTATGGAATGCAGCTAAAAATGTTTCAGTATCTTCGTGTTGGAAATTTATTTCTCGGTATGGTAAAGCTATGTTTACTTGACTTTTACTAACATCAATATATTTAGTTATATCATAAGAAGAACCGCCACTGTAAAAACTATCCAATGTCTTTACCACTATTTCATTTGTAATGTCATCAACATAAGCTGTAAGATTAAACATTTTAAATAAACCACTTAAAAAGTCAATCACTTTTATATCTGGTATCTGTTGTGCAATATCAAATTCAAATGAACTTGTATAAGAATAGTTGGTTATTGTGTAATTTTTTGTGTATATGATTGGATTTAATGGGTCTGTATTATCATATTTTATTACTTCAAAACGAATATCTGAAAATGTCAAACTAAATTCAGACTGAATAAATGCAGTATAAAGAGCATTTTGTTCTATATCATCAAGTGGTACACTTGTAATAGCTTGTGAGCCAGATGTAATGTCCCCACTATTAGCAACCTCAACACCATTTTTTCTAATTGAAATTCTATAAGGATTTGTACTTGTTGTAGTGCTGTTAAGTCTTATGTCTGAATAAGTAAATGCAGATGGAGAATATAAAGTTAATTCCAATGCATTGTCAAACATCAAAGAGTTAGTATTCGCATCAGCACCATTTGTAAAACCATCTATTAAACTTTCGTTTAATCCGCTTAAATTTTCTACCTTTCCTTTCTTTCTGTGTAACCACATAAACAAATTATAATACGGTAAATTTGTAGAAACAAAGAAATCATTACTAAATGTAATTGAGTATTTTGATTCAATAACCTCAATTATTTTATGTAAACGAATAGCGTATTTTAAATCCGAATATAATACTCCTTTTACATTCCCATTATCCCAAGCAACATTTCCAGCATCATTCGCTGAACTATGTGAATTATAAGTTAATCTTTGTGTATGTGTAATTAATGGTACTATTATATCGTTTGTAGCTGGATTTACTTGTAAAGCAGCTTTTACACTTGCAGAATCGTATGTTTTATTTAACGATGTTGGAAATGGTAAACCAGACAAACTATCATCGCCTAACAAATCTTTTAACGTAACTGTACTACCAAAAAATGTAATCTTATATGTATGTGGTTTATTATCCTTTAAATCAACCCCCTCTAATTTTACCCTACCATCTGTAAAAGGTAAAGTGTTTAATTCTATGTTAGCAGGTTTACGTACTCTTGCATCAAAACCATCTTGAATATGATAATTATAATAGTGTTTAAATATTTTATTATTTATTTTAGTTGCAGGTAAACTAAACGTTCTTGTGAAGTCAGTAAATATTTTACCGATGTCTTTTAAATTTTTTATCGTTTGAGTAATAACAACGCTTTCATCGTCAAACATATCAACTCTTTGACCCTCTATGTACAACTGTATTTTCTGCATCTATCTAATATCGTTTATTACATTAAATGAATTATCAAAGTCAAATGTATATTCTACTAACTTATCGTTTAAAGATGTCTTATAAGTGATGTTTGATGTCTTAACATTGATAGGTAAAACTTGTTCTCCACTATCAATTATATTGGTAACCCAAACTTTTTCAGATAGCATCATTTGTTTGAAAACCTCATTATAATCTTCACTTAAAAAACCACTGCTTAATGTAATAGATTCTTTACCTACTACATTAAAATCTCTGTAAACGTGATTATTACTACTATATGTAAATTGATTTAATATATTTGATTTATAAGATTCTTTTTTAACGTTCATTTTCTTAACTAACTTTTTAAAGAAATACATATCTTGTAAAGCACCAAACTTGTTTACGAACGTTACTTTTTTAGGTTGATATTTACATTCTTGTAAAGCTGCTACATTAATGGTTTCAATACCATTGCTATCCGATACAACTATTTTATCTACCGCACCTACTGAATATTGATTAAAATAAGCCTGTAAACATTTGTTGGTTTCAAAACTTGTACCACCACTTTCTAAAACCCTTTCTTTGAATGAATCCCAATTACTAGAGTTTCCATATATGGAAACATATTTTATTTGCTCTGAACTTTGATTACTTGATGTAAATGTTTGAGTAGCTACAATTTCATTGTCTTTTAAAAATGTAACTGTTGGATTTGATTCTGTATAAATAGGGATTCTAAACGCATTATCATCTAAAACAAATAGCTTTCTGTTTGTAATCATTACAGGATAAGAAGTACTTGATTCTTCAAAATATTCATAACCATCAAAAGCAATATCAGTTGTACTGTTTGTACCTAAAACTGCATTAGATGAATTGTAAACAGTTAATGTATGTTTGACCCATACACCTTGACCGCTATAATCCCCATCGAATGTTATATCTAAATAATCTCTTATTAGTTCGGCTGTTTCAAATGTTACTCTCGGCAGTCCACTTGATGTGTCTGCTGATTTTCTTAAAGTATATATAGCTGTTGATGGTACACTTGTTTTATCTCCAGTCCAAATGTATATCTGCATTATACCATAAGATATACCAGAATAAGGTAAAGTTTCAAAATGTGGACTTCTTGTTTGTATTGCCATTATTTATTGTTTACTGTTGTTTTTATTAATTGCTCTACATCTAAAGCAAATGATTCTACTAATTCTTTAGGCAAGTTCTTAAATGCTTTCTCAAATGGTTTGGTAAAGAACAAACTTGGTTTAATTCCTTTTTTAAATACAGTATTAGCTATTGCAAACTGTAAACCCTTTCTACTTACAAACCTACCTTTTTTATCTCTTGTCCCTTTTAATCCTTTTCTTATAACCCACTGACTGAATGCACTTGCAGGAGGTTTTTTATTTGTGTATTTAAAAGGTGTATTGTATTTCTTTTCTTTACCACTTACACCCTTATCTTGAAACACTCCATATTCTTCCATTAGGAAGCTTAATTGAAAGCTATTTTTAGAAACCTTTACATCAGAATCTAAACTGTTATAAAGTTCTTTAGAAGCGTTCTTTTTACCTTTGGTTAAATTAGTTCTTGACTGTTGTATAACGTATTTAGCAAAAGTATTTAAAGCTTTTTGTGTTTCTTTTAACTGCATATATTAATATCGTTTTGTATAAATACATCAAACGTACAAGCCCATCCTGCCAACTTGTTTTCAAACCTTTCATAAAATGGCTCACAGTTTGGTGTACCGTCTAATTGGTATAAATCACTATGCAAGTTTCCTTTTCTTAATAACATTGTCAATCTGTTCAGCACTGCTAATTGAGTATTTAAAACATCTTGTTCATTATCGTTACCTCTAAATATATCTGTTGTAGGTTCTTTGCTTTCATCTACAATATCCATTGCCATAACAGTAAGGTTAAAAGATAAATACTGTTCTTCTGTAATTACGTTGTTTACAATAATATGTGATAAAGGAAATATAGTTTGTTTAGATAAATCTATTTCTGTTATATCTCCAGTTGTTACTGTATTGACATTTACATCATTCAGTAATTGGTCTTTTATAGTTTCGGTAAGTTGGTAAAATCCTCTAATCCCTTGCATCTAAAATTTCTTTTTTATTTGTTTTGCTTCTAATTCGTTTTTCTCTTTTTCAAATGTCAAGAACATTAAACATTCGTGCATCTTTAATTTAGTGATATCTTCAAATCGTCTAATATCTGATTGAGCGAGTGCGTAAACACTTGAATACCATCCCCATTTGCTTCCGAATTGAGATGTGCTTGTAAGTCCTGCATCTCCGTATCCCCCAAAGAGTTCATCATAATTCTGCACAAGTCGTTCCCTAAACGATAAAAAAAAAGGATAGAACCTAAAACAGCATCTAATGGCATTGCTTTTAAATGCTCTGTATCTCCTGCTTCATATTCTTTTATGTGGTATCTGTTACCCTTTCTTATCTCTATTGGTCTGTAAAGCACTCCCATAGCTTTCTCTATATTATCCCAATCCCCTATATAAGTATCTAAATCAATGTACTCGCCAAAACTCATTTCATCAAGGTTAGGAATAAACCCATATTCAATACCATCTATTTTAAAGGTATTTACTAAACTTGGCTTATTATCAAACATTTCAGATATAATACTTACAACGTTTCTAACATCAGTAGCTTTTAAGTATCTTACTTGTTCTGAATTTAGCTTACAAAATATCTCAATCATTTTTAGAGATAGTTCTGTTTCTGATAAATCCTTTAATTTTATGTACTCTTGGTATTGTCCTAAAGTAACTTCGTTTAAACTATTCGGTACTATTAATTCCACTTTCATATAAGTATATAGTTATTTTTAAATTATTTTATTACAAGGTACAAAAAAACCCTTACATCTCTGTAAAGGTTAGTTATTTAGTTGGTTGTTTTTTAGTTGTCTTTTAAAGCATCTGAAATCTCATACCAATTAACATTATGAGTAAATGCTAAAGCATAACTTAATGTCATATCATTAGCACAGTTAATTTCTAAATATTCTTCTACTAATTCTTTACAAGTATCTGCATCTAAATGTCTTTCATCTCCATTAAAATGTTCTAACATTATTCTCCAAGTAGCATAATTTGTGTATCCGTTGTAAGTTGTTTCTGTATTTGTCATTTTATTTTTGTTTTTAATTACACTACAAAGATAAAACAAATAAATGTAACTGCCAAACTTATTAACAAAAAAAGTTAATTATTTTTAAATGATAGCGTATTTACCAAAGTTAGGTTTACTTAATACAGAATAGGTAGCGTATCGAACCGCATCAATAGTATGGTTGTTTTTGTCTACTGGTTTGTTTATCATCTTACCACTTCTGTCCTCTTGCCATTTGTAGTTCCTAAACTCTTGTATGCAATTATGACTATCTTTCTCTATGTGTATTTTAAAGCGTTTTAAGAGGTCTATTCCTGCGTTGATACTATCTGCACCTTTTAAACTTGGTCTTACGTTAAAACCCATCCTACGTAGTTCCTCAATCAATCTTGGTTCAGCACTATCAAAGTAAATCAATTCTCTTTCAATACCTATCTCTTTCCATTTCCTACTGATGTCGTAGGTAGTCATCTGTGTTTGGTATATATGCTCTTTTATGTAGAGGTTGTGTTCTTTCTTGTAAACAGATACTAATGTTGTTGGGTCATTACTATATCCTGCATCTGCTCCGTAACTTATAAACTCCGCATCGTGAGGTATGTGATTTACTTCTGTATAATTAAATATAGTAGCTTTAGATACACCTTTTAAACCTAATCCATAAATCTGCCAGTAGGTTTCGTCTGTTTCTTTTAAACGTTCTATTTCTTCTGTAATGCTTTTATTAAGGAAGCTATTATCCAAATAAGTAGTAATATAAAAATCGGCATCTTCTCTAGGTATTACCTTGTCATAAATCCAATGGTATTCATCTGATGGATTAAAGTCAAGAATTATTTTATCTTCTGTTCTGAAAATTAACTGTTGCCAATCTTCATAATCTAATTCGTTTGCTTCATTTATAAATAGTAAGTTTCTTTTTCTACCCCTTACCTTTTGTGGCTGGTCTAAAGATATAAACTCTATAAGGTTTCCATTTAGCTTATATTCGTGATTAGATTTATTATGATTTTCTTCTGAATAAGATTTATATAATTTCAATATATCTAAAAAATCACGCATAACAGAACTACGAACCGCAGGAAATGTTTTCCTACATATCGTTACAGTCTTACCTGTATTCTCTAAACAGTATTTAAAAATAATATAAAGCAAAATGTTATAGGTCTTCCCACTCCTTGTACCACCTTGCTCTATTGTTATCTTTTTATCTGATTTTAAAAGATGCTTAAATACTACGTTAGTTTTTATTTTCAATTATTTCTATTTCAAATTTAGTAGGCATTCCGTCTGCCCCTGTTATTTCTTGTCTTTCTACATAACCCCTTTTCTTTCCTTTTGTCTTTAAATAAAATATTGTAGCTGCAGTTGAATTTTCAGAAATTTGTTTGTGTAATTGGCTTTCTGCAAAGTCTAATGCTACGTTTTCTATTTCCTGTACTGCTATTGCAAACATTTCATCTTCCTTTAGCCATTTGTAATATGTGCTTCTAGGTATATCTGCTTTCTTACAAGCTACTGTAACAACACCTAGGCTTTGTTCTAGTGCTGCTAATAGTGATTCCTTTTTTATATGTCTACTTTCGTTCATTATTTTTTGGGTTAATTTTGTTCTTCCTTTTAACTGCCCTTTCCCTTTTCTTTATATTTAACCTTGTTACTTCTTCTTTATAAGGGTAACAATGTTTTAACTGTGCTAAAGTATAATAAACTATACTTGCCCTGTAAAAATCTTCTTTGTAAGGTCTTAAAGGCATAACACCGTGTATTTCTTCTTGCCCTTTGAATATACATAAAGCACCATCAGATTGCTCTAAGGCAATTCTATATTCAGGCAATACTAACTCACCACCATTGCAATGTTCTTTTAAAATTAATACATTGCTAAAACTCCCTTTTATATTACCACTATCTTTATGGTATTTAATTGCGTGGTTTACGTTTATGTTTGCAGTAGTGTAAGGTGTATCAATTAACCTATAATCATCATCAATTAAACCCCTTGCTTTTTCTAAATCATATTCATACAATTCAGGCAGGTGTTCTTGGTATATTTCGCATAGGGTTTTTTGGAACGTAAATAATTTATCTGTATTATTTTTTTCTGTTATTGTTTGATTGCTAAACCTACAAAAATCATTCCTTAAAGCTACTCTTGGCAAAGCGCCAAAAACAGAACTTTTAGTTGGTAATGTATTAGCCCTATATGTTTCAACATACTTTGTTTCTTTTACTGATTGCCTTACATATTTAAGTAACCGATTATCTACATTTATATAAATACCAATACACTCACCATTAAAATAAAATGAAGTATCTTCTTTTATAACTACATCATAGTCTGCACTTGTTGGTGTTGTTTTAAGTAGGTGAGAACTGTTATTATATTTTTTTAAATCAAACCTTTTCATTTTCAAGTATTTTATATATCAATGTCCTGTAATCTTCGCAATTATATTTTGTAAGTAATTTTTCTAACCTATCAACAACATCATCAAATTCTTCATTTTCAAAAGGGATAGTTATATTTTTAATTTTAGCATCTAGGAACCTATTTAGCTTTTCATCTAAACTGTTGTTTGTATAATCAGTGTTGTTACTAACTTCTTCTTCAGGTTGCCAAACATCTAAACCCCATTCTTTCAATTCAACATTATCAAATGTATTTGCTAAAATATCCCAATCCCATTCACCAAAACCTACATTGTCTTTTACAATAAATTCTCTTTGTTGTTGTTCTGTTAAGTCATCAGCTTTCAAAACCCATACTTCTTTTAATCCTGCTTCCTTACACGCTTTCAAACGCATATTACCACCAAGTACAACCATATCGCTATTCACTACGATAGGTCTTAACTTTAGCATCTGTGGGAACTCCTTAATTGATTTTACAAGTTTCTTAAATTTGTAATCCTTTATAAATCTTGGATTGTTTTCATTAGGTCTAACCTCTTGAATGTTTATTAGTTGCATATTAGTATATAGTTAATTATTAATTATTTTAAAACATTGTTAATTGTTGTTGATGTTCTTTTAGTCTTTTCATTGCTGCATTATAATACTCTTTATCTAATTCACAAGCGGTTAAATCGTATTTAAGATTATGACAAGCAATAGCAATACTTCCGCTACCTAAATGCGTATCTAAAATTTTATCTCCTTCTTTTGCAAAATTCATCAAGCAATAATCATATAATTGAGGCGGTTTTTGTGTTGGGTGAAATTTCTCGCTTTTGTTTTTGTATGCACTATATCTGAACATTTTATTAGCACCTTTAAAAGATGTCCAAGCATATTCACAATCACTAAAACTCAAGCCTTTTGGTATTTCTTTATCCCAAATTATAAATTTTCCACAAGGAGGTAAATCAAAATAGTTACCTCCCCATATTATTTGATTCTTGCTTACTCTAAACAATTCTTTAAAATAATGGTCGCTTGGTATATCACTATCCCAATCTTTAGCCTTCCATTTTCTATTTTTGGCTTTACTTGATTTTGGCGTGTTACCTATCCCCATATTCATATTAGCCAAATCAATTCCATAAGGAGGGTCTACAATAGCAAGGTCAAAGTAATTATCTTCATACCTTGCCATCAGTTTCATATTGTCTTCGTTTGTTATTTTCATTAATCTAATTTTAAAAATTCAGCAGATTCGTGTTGCATAAACCAATCTTGGTTTTCTTTGTATTTATCTATTACTGCATCTAACATTACAAGTTCATCTATATCAGAGTTCTTTATCTTGTCCATTAACGTAGTAATCTTTCTCAATACGTTTGTGGTCATCTCTTGGTTGTTTAGGTAAACAGTATTGTAATCATCTTGCACATAACTCTCTAACATATTTAGAAACTTGTTACCTTGATTCTTTATGTTCTGTCTGTATTTGTTAGTACCTTGTAAATCTTCTATTGCTTCTATTGTAAGTTGCCCTAATAATACTACTTTTAAATAATCTAATTGCTTATCGTTTTTCATTTTATTCTGTTTCTATTATTTCCTCTATTCTATTCAAACACCTTGATATAGTGTCAAACTGCATTTCATTTCTTCTATTTACTATTTGCTTTTGTTCTTCTGTTAATTCATTTAAGTTATTGTAAATACTTTCTAACTGTGGCAATAATCTTAACACCGCTTCTTTCTTTTTTAATTCTTTTGATAACTCTCCATTTTTATATTTTAAATAAGAATAAGATTCTTTTGGTAAGTTCTCTACCTTTCCAAAATGTAAATAAGCTTTTTCTATTTCTTCTGCATCTAAATGGTGTAATATATTCTTTAATGCGTGTAGAACAGCACAATGGTCACGACCTACTGATTCCCCTATATTAGACAAGCTACATTTAGTTAAGTCCCTGCATAGCTTATAGTAAAAAGTTCTTGCATCTACGTATTCTCTTTTTCTTGTATCTTTTTCTATATCTAAATCATAAAGGTTGTTTACATAATCTTTTATAGATTCTATCATTTTAATTTCACTCATATTGTTTACTTTAGTTTGTTCTTAATTTTAATAAATTGTAGCACTCTATGTACCTTTGTTTTGCTTTTCCTTTGTGTACTTCTTTAAATAGTTCGTACATCTTTTTTGTGTATTGGTAATGACTATTACAGTCAGCTAAATACTTTTCAGCAAACTTTTTGCCCTTGCCTTTAAAATAGTTTACGTTGTCAGCAGTATCTCCTATAATCATTTGTTCATATAGATTATACATTGCTTCTTCTTCTGTAATATCATATACTACCTTATGCTTGTAGTGATAGTTGTACATTAAGCAAGGAAACTGTTTGTAATCTTTATCTATTGATACTATCATTACTTCATCTCTGCCAAACTGTTTTGATAAATCATACCAGTATCTTGCTACCATATCATCTGTTTCTACACCATAACCGTAAATAGAATTGTGCTTATCTTTTACGTATGCGTGTACCTCATTTAATAATGGAGGTTTCTGTTGGTTATTTCTATTTGCTTTATACTTCTTTGTTATTAGCTTTCTAAAGTTTCCTAAAGAACCATTAAATATAAGCACCTTGTCTATCTCATAATGTTCTTCAAGGTCATTTACAATACCCATAAGTTGCTCGTCAAACTTATCAGTTGCATCAGATAGTTTCTCATAATAAGGACTATCATCTGGTGTTAATCTTTTACGATAACAACTTGCAAATATTAAACTGTCTGCATCTATTAGTAGAATCATAATTCAGTTTCTTTAAATATTATTTTACCGAACCAAATAAAAACTCTTGCTACAAATAACCATAAAATAATTGATAAAATTAATTTCATTTGTCTTTATTTTTAATTATAACATTGATGCTTTAAAACAATCTCTGCTACAATAATGTTTGTCTAAATCTATTGTTGTTCCACATTCTCTACACTCTCCCTGTTCTTCTACGGTTTCGTAGTATCTGTCTAAATCATAATCTAATTGTGTCATCTTTCTATTTTGTTTTTACTTCTTAATAATTCTATTTCTCTATTCAAATAATCTTGTGCCTTAATGAGGTCAAGTAGTTCATCGTGCTTCTTTCCTGCTCTTGCAATATACTTAATTATATTTCCTCTACAAAAATTTAAATCATAATCTCTTATAACATCTATGATGTCGTAATCTTTTCCGTTCTCGTAATGTGGTTGTGTTCCTCTCATAATTAGTTATGCTTTTGTAATATTGATTAAAGGAATATCTAAAAAATCTTCAAAATCCCAAAAATCTTTTGGTAAATCTTCAGTTGGTTTAATATTAACGGTTATATAAATAGGTTCATTTTTTGTTTCAAAATACCAACTTTCAATATTAAAATCTATAACTATTCCTTTTACACTAACTTGATTATCATAATCAATTATAGCTTTTACTTCCTGTCCTATTAATTCCCTTAAATTATCCATATTTAATCCTCTTTAATTGTAACTATTATTTTTATTACTATTATTATAAATACTGTTATTAATATTCCCATAACTATAATACTTTTACGTTACCATTACTGTAATGCTCACAGATAACTCCAGTTGATAATCTAACAACCTTGTAAGGTTTTAGGTTCTTGTTCTCTTTTACTTGTTTGATAATTCTTTTAATTGTTTTCATCTTGTCTTTGTTTTAGTTTACGAACATTTGCAAAGTTTCTCTTTTTGCTCAAGCTATTTAAAATATCTCTGTTTTAAATAATTATTCTGTACTCGATTTTGTTTGTTCGCTTATTTCTTAATTACCCTACAAATATAAAACTTATTTATTTATAAACAAAATTTTTAATAACTTTTTTTCAATTATTTTTATTTATCAATACTGCTTTATCTTCTTCGAGCAGATAACAAGGTTTTAAAACTTTCTTATTTCCCCACATTGTAGTTTCTGGACAATACTTATTTACTGCCTTTGGGAGTTCAATATCATTCAACCAAAACAAGTAGTTTGCCTTTGGGTCATTTACAAAGTATAGAGCAACTTTACCAGTACCTATTAGTTTATCATACTTAAACTTTTCAAGCATCTTTGTATCATAGTGTTTATTTCTAAACTTCATTTCTATAACACATTCTTTTCCTTTAGGAGTTAAACCCTCTGCATCCCAACTCTCTGAACCCTCTCCAGTCCATTTAAGTTTCCATCCATCAAGATTTAATAATTGTACTACTGTTTGTTCTAACTTATGAATTTTGTTTATCATATATTCTATCAATGTCAGCTATCCACATCCTGTAAATCTTTCCGTTACAAGTGCAAGGTTCTGAATATTTATGGTTATAATAATTTGCGTGTAATGTACATAAAATTTTCCTATACTCTGGGGTTAATTTGTTTGTTACATTTGCTTTAAAATCTATCCAAATAATTTTGTCTTGTTCAGTCATAATTCTTTATATTTATTAGCTAACATTATATAATGGTAGTCTGTATTGCTTAATTTTAATTGCAATAAATCTTCTTTAACTTCTTTTCTTTTATTACCTACTGGCAGTTTATCTATTAACTGTTGTAGCTTCTGTGTTAGTTTCTTCCTGTACATAATTTACCAAAGTTCTATATCGTTTAAATCATCTCTGCGCTTATCACATCCGCAGGATTCATAACCTAAATAGTCAGCTACCTTTTTAACAATCCATTTAATTCCAGTATAAGTTGTAATCAGTTCTATAAAGTTTCCGAGTTTCATAATAAATCATCTTTAAGTTTATTCTTTACCTTGTTGTATGTATTGTAAAGAGAATAGTAACCAATCTTTGTTTCTCTACTTAATTCAGCTACACTCTTTCCCTTTGCTATTAATTCAAATACTTTCTTATCATACCAATAAACATCATCTACTGCTCTTAAATAACCATTTAAAAACTGTTCGTATTGTTCTTCGTATTCCATAGGGTCTATTTCTTCAAACTGTTTATGTATTTCATCTAAACTCACTTTAGTAATCTTCTTGTTACTTCTTAAAAAAGAAACATAAATGCCTCTTAACTGTTTAAATATATAATAGTAGTTTATTTCTCCGTCTTCATACCATATATTCTTACCTTCTTTTTCATACCTAATCAAATAAATGTACATTTCTTGCACTATGTCCTCTGAAATGTTTTTAGGACATCCAAAAGAATTAACTATGTTAATCCAAGTTTGATGTTTCTTTGCAGCTTGTTCGATTAAGTTTGACATTTTAAAATGGTATTTCTTTATGTTTTGGTTGGTTTGTTATAAAATCCTTTAATGGGTCATATATATCTCCTACCACAAAAGGTAGTGTGTATTTATTTATTTCAAAACTAAAATTGTCAAAAGCATAACCTCTGCTCAATTTACACTTTACATCTACCCTACCTTTGTGTGTTGTACTTTTTTCTAAACTTATTGCAGTTTCACACTTCTTATATAACGTAGAGCCAAGATGACCAGTTGCTTTATCACTTCCATAGTTGCTATGTATTACAGTTATAATATGGCAATCATATTCAACAGATAATCTCATTAATGTTCTTACACATTCGTTTCCATCTTTTATATCATTTACCTCTGTTACAAGGTCTGCTACACCATCTATAATTACTAAACCGTTATTACCTTTATTTTCTTCTAATATATATTCTATAAAAGTAAGCATATCTCTATGGCTTAACTTTCTTAAAGCATATTTTTTGTAGCAACCTAAATCTATATCTCCTGCCATACTTTCAATTCTCTTGGCTGCTTGTTGTGTATGCCACAAACCCATTTCAGTATCAAAGTGTATTAAACATCTACCCTCTCTATGTCCTTTTAAATTTCCACCATATATATTTTGACTACTTAAATAAACACCTCCTAATAAACTTAAGAAGAATGTTTTACCAGTTTTACTTGGTGCTTGTACAAAACTTATATTGCCATACGTTCCTATTGGTATTGGTACTTTCTTTATTCCTTTTCTTGTTTCTAATGTCTTTTCTCCAAAACTTAATGCTACTGGTGGGTAATCTAAAACCTCATTTGTAAATACTTCACAGTCCTTTGCTATAAGTTCCATTGCCATATTCTCTATGGTCTTTTCCTCTGTTATTTGTTCCGTCATTTAAATTATTTTGTGTCATTACTTTTACTCTACTTCGCTAATATATAAAAAAAAAGGGGAGTAATAAAACCCCCCTCTATAATTTAAAATGGTAAGTCGCTTACAACTTCCTCTTGTAACGCTTCTTTTACTTCTTTTTCAGCGTTTACAATACACCCATTATTCCAAACAACTTTCCCATTTCCAACGTAGCTTCTTTGTTTTTTAGCTTCGTTTTCTTCTTTGGTTTGACTTACATAAATTGAAGCGTTGTTACCAAACCTTGTTTCGTCATTTACTGACATTGTGAGGTTTAAATAAACTGCTCCATCTTTTCCTGCTACAAATTTTTCCTTTGGTAATTTGTCTACTCTTAAACTGTAATTGATAATTGCACTCATAATAATTCTATTTTAATTTAGGTTAATATACTACTTTTTAAATGATTCTGATTCATCTTCTCCAAATACTCCAAGTTCATAGAATCCAGTTAATTTAAGAACTGCTCTTGACATTGCTCTTTTCTCTGCCATTTCAGCAACGTACCAAGAATTTGTGTTACCATCTTTGTAACCCTCTCCCTTTAATGCAGAACCAAACGTTTCTATTTTCTTACCATCTTTTTCAGCACTTGCTTTAAATACTGAAAAGTTAGGCTCACATCTTATTACTTCATAGGTAACACTCATTTGCTCTACTGCTTGTATCTTGTCAATACCTTGCCTTGTAATAATAACATAGTGTTGGTGCTTAAATACATCATCTTTTGTTAATCCGTACTTTTTGTACAACTCAATTAATTTGTCTTTGTTCATTGTTTTATTGTTTTAAATATTTGTTTACTAATTTCTAATTGTGCTTCTAAAAAAGCTACTCTGTTTTCTAATGCTTCAATCCTATTATGTAGGTACTCTTGATAATCTTGGTTCATAATGTTTACTCTTTTAATGTCTTCTCTGTGTGTCATAAGTTATTGTTTTTCAAATATATAAAAATTTATTTAATTAATCATCTATTTTTACGTTTAATCCTAAATAATTTCTTGTTCCTCTTTTTGGTTTTTTAACTTG